GCTCTTTTTCCATTCTCGATATCCTTTCATCCATTCTTTTGAATCTCTTTCATTCCAACGTTTATCCCAGGCCCAGTTATGTATTCGTCCTGATTTAACTTCAATGAATCTTAAAATATTATCTTTTATTCTTTCCCAGTTTTGTAATAGTGTTTTCATATATATGTGTCTTTATATCCTTTTCTGTTTGTACAATCGTTAGCACATCAATACCATTATAGGCTTTGACGTATGTATTATGTGATATAGCAATGGAACTACCTGATGCCAGTAGAGCAAATTCACTACACCCGCTTACGAAAATAAGTATTATAAATAAAGTTATCAACTTCACTTTGAGCATATTTTAATTCTCCTTCACTTTTACAAGTTTCGCACTGTACAACATCTTGAGCCTTTCGTATATAACCATTTCCTTTGCACTCTACGCAGATTTCTTTGTAAGCATAACTCATTTTTCTATCCTATTATACATTCTTGGTCGTCCTCCTTTGCTTCCTATTCCTTGATAATAAAAATTTTTGGCAGCTTTCGCAGCGTAGTAAGCATTTCCAGTTAAATGTTTTTTTCTTTTATATTTTTTCTTATCTCGTCTGTATCCTTTTAAACCATTCATCTTGGGTAAATCTATATTCAGGAGAATTTTCTTTCTCATCTTATCTTTTACATAGATAGGATTGCGATCTGCTAATTCACATATCAAATCAAAATGAAAATGATCGGTCATAAAAAAATGTCTGGCTTGTTCCTTATCGCTTTTTTCTACGTGAGTAGAAAAACAATCATGAGCAGCTTGACTTAAGACTGCTATAAACAATTTTTTTTCTGGACATTCATTTTTAAGATAATGTTCGGCATGCCCGACGTAGCTGTTCCAACTATTTATTGATTTTCCCATTTGTTTTCTGTTTCTTTTTTCTTTCTATTTCCTTCTCGGCCAAATACTGAATAGTTTTTGATAAACTAATCGGTACATCAAATACTTCTTTACTCAGTGTTTGAATGTGACTATATGTTTCTTTAGTAAGTGTTACGTTTTTATATTTAGTTATATCTGTCATAAATCTCCTTTGTATATAATGTGGGATAATATATAAAAGTCAATAGGCTGTCAAGATGAAATATGTGCTAATTTTGTGGGTTTGTTCCTTTATCGAGGGCAATGCGTGTTTACCTCCTTATGAGTCTGCGAAGGTATTTGACACCTGGTATGAGTGTTCCCGAGCCGCACATAAAGAATCTATTAATCTTCTACAAAAAATGGGCTATGCCAATGTTAACAAATATAGGGTGGGAACAAAATATACCTGTAAACCGGTACAAACCCTTTGACAATAATGGCAACATTGTGTTATCGAATTGAATCACCTCTCTATTTCTCTCTGTCTGGAATTCTTTCGGACAGAGGGACTAACTTAAAGGGATATATGGAAAACGATTATTCAAATTGTGTAGTACACGACGATACCTTTGACTGGGGTGGATAATTATCTTCCCTGGCCTCTATATTTGGATCTGCGTGGAATTCTTTTTGAATAGGATTTAGCATGACGTCCCGGTCTTTTCCGTGGGCGTCTTTTTATATGCTTATAACCAAATTGTTTGCTAAGCTTCTTGCGGGCCATCGGTCCTCAATACAATTTTAGTATTAGGATCCCCCATGGGGATGTAAGAGATTACTCCGTTGACTTTCTGTTCTAGGTCGGCACCACATGTGGTGCATCGATAATGACCTTGATATAATGAGACTAAAACCACATTTTGAAAACAAGTTGGGCAGTTTCCATTAACTACTTCAGCTTGAAGAGTCATTCTACCGCCAAAATTATCTTTGCCCCATTTATCATTCATCTTTAAATAGATTAGACCATTCAGAAGGTTCTATTTGACTGTTATCAAGATGGGGTTGTTTAATACCATCATCGACTTCTACTTGAATGTCTGTTGTCTCCTCTTCGTAGGGTACATGGCCAATAAAAAAAGATTCATCCTTCATTCTTTTTGGACCAGGTTTAGGTATGATGACCTCGTTTGTAATGTATCTTGGTTTAACCATAATTTACTCTACCATATTTCGTAGTTCTTTCAAAGGTTTGAGTTTTTTACGATTATATTTCTTTTTATTCCGGAGAATTCGTTGACGAAATAGTCTGAAGCGTAGAAGTTGAGCGATGTAGTTTCTCTTTTTGGGCATTATTAACAGTTGTAGCAAAACAACTGGCTAGAAGATAGCACATTATAAAAATATAAATGGGAACTTTAAAGTTTAGTTGCAATTATTTTTATCTATATCTGCTGGTTTTTCACCAGAGAAAACCCAAAACCAAGAAGAGATTTTTGTTCCCTCTTGAGTATAGGTACATTTAGGCCCGATCGAACAGGCGCTTAAAGCAAATAAAAGAGCTAGTACTAAATAAAATTTATTCATTATTGACATGCCTCGCATTCATTGGTGTCATCTATTACCATACCTTCAGGTTCTTTGCAATCGCAGTTCTCGCATTTACACCCCTCATGGTCAGCCTCTATGCAATGACATAGATGCCCACATTTTTTACATGTTTTATTCATTTTTAGTTTCCTCAATTCCGTAAAAGAATCTATCCGAGTCTTCTGTTCTCCATGCGGTAGTATCTTCAACAGTCCAATCATTAGTTTGTGTTTTCCAATCGTATGGTATTTCATCTTTGACTGTAAAAGATGGAATGTTCCATATTAATCTATTATTTGGCTGAGCCGCATAGTTGCCATTTTTAAGAGCAAGTATGTGTGCGCACTTATGTTCGTGCGATATTTCGGAATGATCCGTATCGACTATATTACCTTCTGGGTGGGCCCAGTCAACTGTGAAAAGATAGGTACCTGGATACCATTTCTTATCTTTTCCAATATATTTTCCGGATTGTCCTAGAAGGATATCAAAAGTAGTAACACTAGGATAGTAACTAAAACTATTCCAAAGCTCCAACTCGTCAAGTCGCATCCTAGGAACTTCTTTGACATCAAAGCCTCTTTGTATGAAGGCAGAGATTGGTAAACGATAGAAGATAGCACCATTTTCCATAATTGCATGAAAGAGTATAGCTTTCCCTGTAAGTGATGCCATCCCAAAGATGAGACAGTCTTCAGCTTCTCCCACATGTCCGGAAAGGTCATATAAATATTCTCTTCTTACCTGCGCATAGGTTGCAGGTATGTTTACGTTTAAGTAAGCCATTCAACATAAAGTCCTAAACTGTTTGATTATTAAAGTGCTGCTATAATTAATATAACAACAACTACAGCAACGCCGATCACAATTTTTCTATGATCTTGCCATAAGTGTTTAATTGTTTCCATGTTTCCTCCTAATGTATTTCTCCCCAGTTTTTACCTGATTCATAGTCTACCTTATTAGGTATATCAAGTTCAACTGCTGATTCCATTACTTCAACAATGTGTTTTGCTTGTTTATCACTTTCTACAGAAATGTCCAGTTCATCATGAATTTGAATATGAGGAATAATCCCCTCTTTATACAGTTCTAACATACATTTTTTTGTCATATCTGCTGCTGAACCTTGAATTAATTTATTTAATGCTTTGTATGTAAATGCTCTTTTAATACCAGGTCCATGTTCAAGTATAGCTTGTTCATGTGGAAGAGCTTTATGTATTCCAAAATAATTTGGTTCCCATAAATGGAAGCGACAAAGACGACCCAGCAACGTACGGATTTGTCCTCGTTGTTGTGCTCTCTGCGAAACAGCATTCATTAATTGTTTAACGAATGGAACACGTGAGTGATAGGTTGCAAATAGTTCGTCTGCTTTTTCTTTACTCACTCCAAGTTCTGCTTGAAGTTTAGCTTTACCCATTCCATAAAATAATCCTAAGTTAATTGTCTTGGCTTGAGTTCTAGGAATTTGTGCCATTTGTGCAACAATATCATGGAAGTCAGCGTTGCCTTCTTTATAAGCGTCCACTACTGTGAAAGCTGAAGGCAACTGCTGAAGAGATGCATAATGTACAACCAACCTTGGCTCTTGTTGATTATAATCAAAGCATCCCCACACGCATTTCTCTTCGGGAATGAAAAGGGATCTAATCATTGGGCCGAGATCTTTATTACGTGCGGGAATCTGTTGTAAATTAGGATTAGAATACGAAAATCTTCCGGTAACCGTGCCACCTTGATCGGATCTTATTTGATTAATATCAGCATGTATTCTTCCTTTATGTTCATGTTTAATAATGGTATCAATGAATGTAGTATGAGCTTTATTAATTTCTCTGGCTTTGGCTATTTTCTTTACCAAAGGATGTTTATGAGAAGAAAGGAAATTTTTAGTAAATGAAGGAGCTTGTGTCTTTGCAGTTCGTTCGTAAGGTAATTTCAGTTTGTCAAAAACTGTGGCAATCGATCTTGCTGCCCATATTTGAGCATCTATTTGTGTTTCTTTTTTTATGTCTTGCAGCAATTGTTTTTCTTCTGCAAGTAATTTTTGTTTCAGCTTATGCGCACTTTCCACGTCGACACGGACGCCTTTAAATTTCATATCCACTAAACAAGGAAAGAGATCTGATTCTAATTCAAAAATAGATTCTAGATCCTGGTTGCTTAATTCTTGTCTCAATTTTTTCCATAGTTCGTACGTGACTTCAGCATCTCGTTCCGCATAACTGCCTACGTACATCGCTGGCAACTTCCACATATCTGCTTTAGGATCGATTCCCCATTCTTTGGCTCCAGCCACTAATGCGGCTTCATCTTTTCCATAACCAATATATTCTCTTCCTAAACTATTTAAATCATAACGCATTCTATTTTCATTTATTAAAGAGGCTGCGGTCATCGTGTCTACGATGGATCCATTTATTTTTATTCCCATGGCACGAATCCAACACACATCATACATCGCATTATGAAAAATTTTAATAGCAGGAGATTCACAGATCTCCCTAAACCATTGAATTACTTTAGTTTTTTCGAGGTTGCCTCCTCCTTCATGATCAAAGGGGAAGTATCCTTGATAACCTTCTGTGGCTACAGCAACTCCTACCACTTTTCCATTTCCAATCACTGAACCTGATCCTCTAGTTTTTAAATCTGGATCCGAAGTTTCTAAATCAATTGCAATTTGTTGACGTGAACTTAGATCAGGAAATTCTTCTGGTTTAACCCATTCGGTTTGAGGTTTGAATAAAGGAATCTGCATTATTTCTTTTGAGCCTCCTCTTTGGTTATTCCTGCATTACGATATTCTTCCTCTTCTGTCATCGGAGTCATATCAGGATCTTTAGATGGAGTTAAAGTAAAACCATGAGGTAAAGGTTTAGTGTGATTGCCATAATCTCTCTCTATAATCATATCTATATAATGTTTTGCTTTTTCTAGATCTTGAACTTCTCCTTTATGTTTATGCCTACAGATATATTTAATAGCATTCCCTTCTGCAAAAGGCAAATTATTTTCATTTATAAATTGGGCTGGCTGAATTTTCATATTTTTGTAGTGGGAGCCACCGATTTGTTTTTTGTATGGATTGTTCATAATTTAAATTCCTTACTTCGATCCTTACATCGAATTAAATATAAATTTTGGCTACATCGTGTAAGACCGACGTACCAGACTCTTTGTTCTTCATCTTGTTTCATTTTAGTTTTCGTTGCTCCTTTGATTGTGTTGCTGGTTTGATTTTGAAGAATCACTACATTGGTAGCTTCTCCTCCTTTTGAACTATGGAGAGTAAGAACCTTAACTCTAGGTTTAAGACGTAAGTCTTCTCCATTGCTTCGCATGGCTCTGATATAAGTTTTAGTGCTAGGGGTTACGGCAGTAAAGGCATCATACCATTGAAGTTTTGAATCTAATTCGTATTCTTTTTTTAAATCTTCTAGTTTAAATAGTTTGTCTTCTGTTTCTTTAAACTTTTTGTTAAATCTTTCTAATAGTCTTTGAACTTCGATGGTGTTAAGTTCACTTCCTTTTTTCCATCCCTCCCAATTTAAAATATCTTTGTAAAGAGATTCATTCATACTGCGTCCATCTTTACTTTCAAAGTAGACACCTCTTTTTCTTAAGTCTTTAAAAATCGGTTTTAGTAAATCATTTGTTCGAGCTAAAATATACCAATCTCCTTTGGAGAGATTAATAGGTGTCATGGAAAAATATGTTTTTATATGTCCATCCTCTGCTTTTGGCGTATTCCAAGGCTTTTCGAGCCTTCCTAATAAAATATTATCCAGACGATCTAATGCTCGTGCGTGAATTTTTCGAGGAACTCTTCTAGATTGTTTAAGAGGAATTTCAATGGCATCAAAGTTAATAAACGAATCGACGTCTGCACCAGCCCATCCAAAAATTGCTTGGTCATCATCGCCAGCTAAATAAGTATCATTACTATATTGCTGTAAAGCTTTGATCATTCTCCATTGTAGAAGAGAAAGATCTTGGGCTTCATCGATAAAAATAACTTCAAATTGAGGAACTTTAGCATCGGGTAATTGAATGGCATTTATAAATTTTTCTATCATGTCATTGTAATCAATAAGAGAATAAGTGTTTTTATAGTCATTAATATGTTTAGCTACGACTTGAAGTTTATCTCTTTCAATTTTTCCTAAGTGTTCGTTACGATCTAGTTGATCTAAAACGGAAATATTTCTTACCTTGGCTAAGTTAATAAGACTTAAGTATTCACTGTTAGACGTAAAAATTCCATTGAAATCATTTTTTTCGTAAGTGGCGTACTTAACTCTTAATCCACATTCTTCACCGATAGCTTTATAATGTTCTTCTTGCATTACATTTTCTTCTTGAAGACCAAGATATTTAAATGCAAACGAATGCAAAGTTCTAAAATGTTTAACATCTTTTTTATTTAATTCTGGAAAAGCTTCTAGAAACCTGTCTCTTGCTTCGTAAGCTGCCTTACGTGTAAAAGCAAAATAGCCTATTCGATCTAAAGGAATTCCTTTAGTTCTGTACTCTATGACTTTTTTTAATAGAGTTTCAGTTTTACCGGTTCCTGGCGGACCTAATACTTTATAATTCATTAATAATTAGGCTCCTTTCTTTTTGGTTTTTTATATTCTATTTGATCAACTTTCATTTGTTTTAATTTAACCACCTTATGAGTTTTATTATCGATGTTATAAGAGTGATCAAACTCTGCATCTAGTTCTTCTTTCATAACCAGACCTGTGTCTCTTGAGTCTAGTTTCCATTTCACTGGTAAAGTTTCAAAGAAAGAGGGGAAAAGAAAATAATGAAATCCTCCTTCACTCCAACATAAACCACCTTTAATATCACTTCGTGTTTTAGCTTGCGCTGAATTAACACAGAATTCATAAAGATGTTGATAGAGTTGATCTTTAATTTCTGTACCTGGAGCTGGATAAACTCGTGTAACACCTTTCATTACTAAATTTAAAAACGCTCGGTATTGTTTAGGTGGAAGAGGATCTGGATAAAATCCTGCTTGTAACCAAATTAAATCTAAAAGTTTCTTTTGAGTTGTAAAAATGTCAGGATTGGATGCTTCACATTCTGTAGGTTTACCATCTGGTTTTTCTACAGTGAAACGCAGTTTAGGTGTAGTGCTTAAAATAACTTGGAGTCCAGAGATTAGAGGAAAAGTAGAAGTGGTGTCCGATTTAATTCCAAAAGGTCTTTTAACACAAACATGTTTCATACATACTTTTGAAATAACTTCATCATTACATGTATGATTAGCGGTATCTTTAGTCCAATATTTTATTTTATCATTAATCTTTTTAAGAGGCCAAGGACGTGCAAAATATTTATTAGCTTCGTTAACTTTGTCTGGCCAATCTTCTCCATATTTTTTCTTAGCAAAGACCATGTAGTTATACATAAAACGATCTCTCCCATCTCCAATTTTAGTTTTAGAAAGTCTTTGTAAACATGGTGGACCATCTTCAAATTCAGGATCTCCACCTAATAAAATTTCTGTTTCAACTCTAGAGATAAGTTGTTCTAATTCTTCCGGCATGAGACGTGAATCCATACCTGCTTTAAGAAATTGTTCTAGGGAAAGAGCAATATTATTTTTGTCTAAGCCGTAACGTTTGGTATTTTTATGATCAAAGTAAGGAAGATTGATAAAATTTCCAGATAAGTTTCCATGTTCGTCTGGTTCTAGTTCAATTTGTTTTGGATAAATTTCTGTAGTTCTTTCTAGTTCAAGGGGTAATAGTAAAGAGGCCAAAGAGTCTCGCATGGTTTGAGCATCGACTGGTTCTTTTAAAAATAAATAGATATGAAGACCTCCACTTTTAGATCTACATGGAACTAAAGGTAGTTTATATTTCTCTATATAAGAGAGAAGAAGAACTATATTAAAATCTTGATAATTTTCAGGATCAACATCAATACATCCAAAGTAAGCTTTTCCTTCTTTAGTACATGGTTGAATTCCAATTGATATTTTTCCGTCTAAATGTTTTTGGTAATGAATAGGTTGAATAGGTTGTTTAGACCAGATGTATTCTGGTTTAATCTTATTTCTTTCTTTATCAAATTCTACTTTGGCGTGTAGTTTTATTTGCCCAAAGTTTTCTTTGAGTCCAGTAAATAGCTTTATAAAATCATCTATCATATATCCCTTTCAAGAGGGCGGGTTAAGTCTCCCGCTCCCGCCCTGTTTTAATTGCTGTTGCAATTAAACCTAGAAGTTTGTGTCGTCTTTCTCAGCAGCTTTAGCTTGCCCACCTTTTATTGAAGTGTGGAAAGCTTTGGCTTGTTGATACAGATCTACATTATCTACTTTTCTTAAAAGTTTTACGTTGTAACCGTACCAAGTAAAATTACCTGTTACTTCTGTTGAACGTAATTGATAGATGTGACTAAAAGATGGCGGATTAAAGGTTCCATTTTTACCTTTTTCACTGATGCTTTTCATCATTGAATTCCACCCTCGACTAACTTTGAGTTGAGTAGACTTCATCGCTACTAACGCTTTATCAATTCCAGTTTCCGTAAGAATAATAATGAAATGATTAGCTGTTTTAATAATGATGTTTCCATTTGAGAGAACATCTTTACCCGATGCATCTTTCTTTGTTTGAGAAAGAACATCAGCTCCTCTATCCGGGGATACAGGACGACCTTCTCGTCTTTCAAATGGTGCCCACTCAGGGAAAGTGAGTTTATAAAAGCATGGAATGACTTCTATGCCTTTTGCTCCATCGTACAGTTTTTTTGTAACTGTATTATAGAACATTCCTGGTTCAGCTCCTTCGACATACGAAGAATGTTTCTTCTTCGTTTCGTCAGAACTGTTTTGAAGTAGTTTTAAGAATGGTAGGGCCAAATCATCTTGATCCATATTCTCTAAACCTAACTTCGCATCCGCTTCAAATAATGAATTGGATGGTACTTGTGCTTGCTTCTTGATTGTTATGTCTCTTTGTTCTTGAGGCATGTTTATTTACTCCTTATTTTTGTTTGGTTTCCTACAAACGTGTTGAACAACTCAGAAGGCATCTCTTGGCCTGCTTCCGTACGCTCTCTGAGTAATGCTTTTAAAGTCATCGGTTCTACTTTTAGCTTTTGTGCAGGTTCGTAACCTTGACCTTGTGCAAGGGAGGCATATTGTGCCGCCTTGTTATCTTCGCCACGACCAAAGGAAACAGTGATTTCATTTTTAATAATATCACCTAGGTCGTTGTCTCGAAGCCAGTTAAATGCTGCTTCTCTTTTTGCTATTGGAATTGAAGCACCATAAATTTTTTTAACTTCCACAGAAGAACCATCTGCCAGTTTTAAAGAAGATAAAGACATCTCATTCATAATAGTTGGGATAACTTCTCCTGAAATTTTTTCAGCAGTTTCTTTTAAAGCTTTGAGATCTTGTTCTTTTGCTTTTATATTTTTTTCTAACTGTTGAAGTTTAATGACTTCGTCAGATAGATTCTTTATATTGTCTATTTCGTTGACGGCTAAAGATTGATCTTCTTCCATCAGTTCGTTCAATTTATTCATCTACTTGTCCTTTCTCGTATAAGTTAATTGAAATGGGATAATACATTCTTTCTTGTCGGTCCCATTTTAATAAATTGTATTTACCATGTGTTATATCAGATACAACTGAACATGCAACTCCAATAATTGCGGGATCGCCTGTAAGTAGAAGATAATCACTTGGACGATATGTTTTTAACAATCTTCTTAATTCAAAAATAATTGGTCCTGGACTAAAAATCATTTGGGAATCTTCTTTTAAAAGAACTTTAATCTTTCCAAATTTTTGAGCGCCCATAATATTAATTTTAGGACGTCCTTCTTTAGTACCTGGAATTTCTTGAATTACATAGACGATAGCATCTTTGTCAGTTTCTTTTTTTAAGTCTTTATAATCTAAATTAGCCATGGCTTTCTATTGACATAACATATAAGATAATATATGTAGTTTGTCAAGAAAGAATACTATGCATTATAAATTTAAGACAAAGCCCTATGGGCATCAATTAACTGCTTTGGAAAAATCATGGCAGAAAAAAGTCTACGCCTTATTTATGGAGATGGGTACTGGAAAAACTAAAGTAGCCATTGATAATATTGCTATGCTTTATGACAAGGGAAAAATAGATGGGGTTTTAATTGTAGCTCCTAAAGGAGTATACAAAAACTGGTATTCTCAGGAATTTCCTCAACATATGCCTAAACATATTCACTATAAGATGGTTTTATGGCAGGCTTTAATTAATCAAAAACAGAAAAAAAGACTAGACACTTTGTTTAAAACAGGTGTAGATCTTCATGTTTTAGTAATGAATGTAGAAGCCTTTAGTACAACTAAAGGAACTGCATTTGCTCAAAAATTTTTAAGTTGTCACGAAACATTTATGGTTGTTGATGAAAGTACTACGATCAAAAATCCTGGAGCTAAACGAACTAAAAATATTATTAATATATCGCGTGCTGCAAAATATCGTAGAATTTTAACTGGATCTCCTGTGACTAAATCTCCTTTAGACCTTTATAAACAATGTGAGTTCCTTGATCCTTATCTCTTGGAACATTCTTCTTATTATACGTTTCGATCTCGATACGCCACTATGCGTACTGCCAATTTTAACGGAAGATCTGTGCAGCTCGTTGTAGGTTATAAAAACCTTGCAGAACTGTCGGAAAAACTTAAGCCCTTCTCCTATCGCGTTCTCAAAGATGAGTGCCTAGATCTTCCAAGTAAAACATACATGAAAAGAGTCATTACGTTAACCCCTGAACAACAAAAAGTTTATAAACAAATGAAACAGTTAGCTTTAGCAGAAATGAATGGAAAGATGATAACGACGGCTAGCGCCTTAGCACAACTGATGCGTTTGCATCAAATAACGTGCGGACATTTTACAGCAGACGATAAATCAATTCAACCTATAAAAAATAATAGATTGTCCCAATTGTTAGAGGTATTAGATGAGATTGAAGGAAAAGCAGTGATCTGGGCTCATTACCAATTTGATGTTCAAACGATTGTGAATGCAATTAAAAAAGAATATGGAGAAAATTCAGTGGTGACTTATTATGGATTAACTCCCAATGAAGAAAGACAATCTAATTTAGAACGATTCCAAACTAAAGATGAGACTAGATTTTTGGTAGGAACACCCCAAACTGGTGGATATGGAATTACCCTAACTGCAGCTTCAACTATGATTTATTATTCTAATGGATATGATCTAGAAAAAAGAACTCAGTCGGAAGCAAGAATTGATCGTATTGGTCAAAAATTTCCTATGACTTATATAGATATTCTCGCGGAAGACACCGTTGACGAAAGAATCGTCAAAGCCCTCCGCAAGAAAATTAACATTGCTACCCAAGTAATGGGTGAAGAATTAAAAGATTGGATTTAATCCCTCAAAATGTAGGATATATACGCGACGCGCAGTAGAATTTGAATATCCTTATTTTATAGCAATTTTTTTCGGCTTCTTGTCTTCGGGTGGATTATAGTTTAATTCCACTTTCAACATTCCGTCTTCAAGCTTAGCTCCTTTACATTCCACATATTCTGACAATTGTAATTGTCTTTGGAATGCACGTTTAGCTATACCTTTATGAACGAAGTCTTCTTCTTTATCAGAAGATTTTCCTTCAATAGATAAAACGCCATCGAAAACATGGACATCAATGTCTGACTTTTTATAGCCAGCCACTGCCATCTCTAAGATGTATTTATCTTCTCCAGCTTTCTTTATATTATAATGCGGAAAGCCAGCGTTGATAGTAGGCAACTGATTGAAACGTTCGAA